TGGATTTCGGCATACTTCCTGCTGATTTACAAATTCCCGCATTGGGTGGTTTAACAGACGTACAAGCTACAGCCCTAATGGAGTCTGGCATTTTGCCCGCCGAGATGCAAACTCCTGCAATGGGTGGCTTAACGGACGCACAGGCTACGGCTCTCATGGAGTCTGGCATATTACCTGCCGATAACATATTACCTGCCGAGTTACAAACTCCTGCTAAGGGTTCAATTTTCGATACTGTTTCTGAGATGATGCCTGGCGGTCTTACGGGTGATCTTATTAAGGGCGGGCTGACTTTAGGTGGATTGGCGGCAGCACAAGCATTAGCTCCAAAGCCATCCTCAGCCTCTACCTCTTTGTCTGCACAAGAGTTAGCAGATATGGTGGCTAAGATGCCATCTGCAATGCAGCAGTATTTATTAAACGCCGGACAAAGCGCACCATCACCACAAAGTTTCGTGGAATTGTTCCCAGGGTTTAGTTTGCCGACCACAGGACCTTATTATGGTGCTGGTAGGTTTGGCGATTATTACGCACCTACTCCGGCATCTAATACGCCAATATCGCCTACAGGGTTGGTATGAACAGATCAGAACGTGCAACAAGCCTTTTAAGAGACGAGTTCTTTGTAGAAGAGATTGAGAGGCTTAAGCAGATGTACATCACACAGATTGTTAACTCAAACGCAGAGGACATAGATGGTCGGGAACAAGCCTATCGGAATTACTCCACGATTGAGCAGATTATTTCTCACTTTCAATCTATAGCGGATGACGCAAAAATTAACGAGAAACGATGGAAGATATTTTAGGAATATGCGCCAAATGGTGCAAAACTGCGCTAGACAGTATCTAGCAACATTAGGGTAATCAAATGAGCGAAAACATGACTCCCGCAGAGGGAAATGGGACGCTTTCGGTGGATCAAGCCGCCGGAGCACTTTTAGGACTTATGGGTGGTGAGGACTCGCAAGAGCAACCAGATGCCGCACAGGAAGCCGAAGAGGTAACTCAGGAAGCACAATCAGAGGACGAGCAATCAGAATCCGATGGTGACGCTGAAGACCAAGAGCAAGTAGAAGAGCAACCTCGCTACAAGGTGAAAGCCTCGGGTGAAGAAATAGAGGTCACGCTCAATGACTTAATCAAAGGTTATCAACGAGAGGCAGACTACACTAAGAAAACCCAAACACTCGCAGAACAGCGCAAGCAGGTCGAATCTGAGCGCCAAGTAATCGAGCAAGCAAAGACAGAGAGAGATCAGTACCAAGCTAGGCTTGCACTAATTGAGAACGCACTTAGGTCTCGTGAGCCGCAGGAAAACCTAGAAGCTCTTAAGGAAACCGACCCGATTGGTTTTGCAGTAAAGGTAGCCGAACAAACTCAGCGAGAGAAGCAGTTACAAGCTATTCAGTTAGAGCGAGGACGCATTGCCCAACAGCAACAGGCGGAGCAGACTCAAAACTTAAATAGTCATTTAACTGTGGAAGCGCATAAGTTAGCAGAGGCAATACCTGAGTATGCAGACGAGCAAAAGTCCGTACAAGTCAAAAAAGACATACGAGACTATGCTAAAAAAATTGGATGGTCGGACGAAGAGTTGGCTAGTGTGTATGACTCTCGTGCCGTTCTGACTTTGTATCGTGCGATGCAATATGACAAGCTAATAGGCAACAAGGCTAATATAACCAAAAAGGTTAACGAAGCCCCCAAGATGCTTAAGGCTGGCGTATCCCGTCAAACAGATGCAAATGCAGATCAGACTAAGAAAGCCCAAAACCAGCTCAAGCGAACCGGAAAAGTCCGAGACGCAGCGAGCGTATTTGAACGATTCATTTAAGGAAATAAAATGCCTACATTTACCGCACATAGTGCTATTGGTCAGCGTGAAGACCTAACCGATGTTATCTATAACATCTCCCCAACAGAAACCCCATTGCTGAACACTTTGGCTCGTGCTAAAGCTACAGCCGTGTACCACGAGTGGCAGACAGACTCGTTGGCAGCCGCTACTACTGCTAACGCAGCAGTTGAAGGTGCTGACGCTACATCGGCAACACTCAGCCCAACAACCCGCCTTGGTAACTACACACAGATCGTTCAAAAGACGATTCAGGTGTCCGGCACTCTTGAGACTGTTAACAAAGCAGGTCGCAAGTCGGAAAAGGCTTACCAATTGGCTCGTGCATCAAGCGAGTTGAAGCGTGACATCGAGACGATCCTTTGTGCTAACCAAGCTCGTAGCGCTGGCAGCAGCTCGACAGCTCGCACAATGGGTTCTATGTTGTCATGGCTCACGACTAACGTAGACAAAGCATCTAACGGTGCAAACCCTACGACTATTGGTTCAACAACCCGCTCAGACGGTACTGCTCGCACGTTTACTGAGACTCTTCTCAAGAACGTAGTGGCAAGCGTTTACGGCTCTGGTGGCGCTCCTAAAGTATTGATGGTTGGTACAGCAGGTAAGCAGAAAGTGTCGAGCTTTGCAGGTATTGCTGCACAGCGCTACATGGCTCCTGCTGACGCTCCTACTACCATTATCGGTGCTGCGGACGTTTACCTGTCGGACTTTGGTTCGATTTCTGTTGTTCCTAACCGCTTCATGCGTGCTCGTGATGCTTTCGTGCTCGATCCTGAGTACGCAGCAGTTGCTTACCTGCGCCCATTCGCAACAAACGAATTGGCTAAGGCTGGCGATAGCGACAAGACTCAGATTCTTGCTGAGTTGACGCTTGAAATGCGTAATGAAGCAGCTCATGGCTTGGTCGCTGACCTAGATATGTCGCTGTAGTCTCAACTTGAGATAGGGGTAGGGCTTCGGCTCTACCCCGCATTAGGATTATGAAAAAACTATTTAATGTTGACACCGAAGTAGGTAGACATACGGTAGCCCACGATGACGGAAATGGTGGACTAATCCTTGAAACTAAACAAGATATTTCAGAAATACTAGAAGCAAACAAGCGGGACTACAACAGCATTACTTCTGTAGACCGTTGGGGTGATTTAACGCACATAGCTCGGATACCTTATACGGTCATAGATGACTTGAATACAAAGGGTATTATGAGAGGGTTCGCAGTTGTTGACGAAAGCGCATTTGCTGCTTTTCTCAATAATCCTGAAAACCGATTTTTGCGTGTTCGCCCAGGGAATGTATGAAGATAGCTATATGCGTACCATGCCGTGATAGTGTTATGTCGGGCTTTGCCTTTGACCTAGCTAACTTGGTTGGTTATGTATCAAGAAACACAGATCACAAGATAACGCTCTTGCAGATGCCAGGCACGCTGATATTCACCCAAAGGGAGAAGTTAGCGGAGGAAGCCTTAGCAGACGGTGCGGAGGCAATCTTGTGGATAGACTCAGATATGCGGTTTCCGGCAAATACGCTAGAAGTGATGTTAAGCCGGAAAGTACCTATCTTGGGAGTTAACGCTACAACCCGTAGAGAGCCTATTATCCCTACTGCGGGACAGTTAGAAATGAAGGACGGGATGGCAACATTCCGCAAGGTAGAAAGTAGAGGCAAGCAAGGGATAGAACAGGTAACAGCCGTAGGATTCGGGGTTACGCTTGTTAAGTCTCAAGTATTTAGGGAAATCCCTAAGCCTTGGTTTAACATTATCTGGAAGGATGATGGAGACATTATTGGCGAGGATGTACATTTCTGCGTCAAGGCGCTAGATTTCGGGATAGAAACTTATGTCGATCACGACCTAAGCCCGTTAATCAAGCATATCGGCACAAAAGAATACGGATGGGATGACGTAAAACATGGCAATAACAACCTACAGCGACCTGCAAACAACGGTCGCAAGCTATCTCGCAAGAAGTGATCTAACGGCTCAGATACCGGACTTTATCCGCTTAGCCGAGACTCGCTTGCGTAGGGACTTGCGTATTCGGCAGATGATGAACGCAGCCACTACGACTACCACAGGCGGTGACGCTACGGTAGCTTTGCCTAGTGACTTCCTAGAGGTGCGTGATTTAATCGTACAGACTAATCCTGTACGACCTGTTAATTACGTCTCCCCATCCGTATTTTCTCGTAACTCTCGTGTTACAGAATCAGGAGTCCCCACGGATTACACGATTTTAGCTACCGAGTTTAAGTTTGCTCCCGTACCGGATACTGCGTACACAATTGAGATTTTGTATTACGCAGCACCAGAGTTTTTATCAGGTACAAACTCTAGCAACGTATTCCTAGCCGTTTGTCCTGATTTATTGCTCTACGCATCTTTAGTTGAGGCAGAGCCATATTTAATGAACGATGCCCGTATTCAAGTATGGGCAGGAATGTACGACAGGGGCATAACATCTCTCAATAGATCGGATGAATCTGCACAATATAGCGGAGTTCCGCTTACAATGACACTTACAACGAGGTAAACATGGCTGCTTTTAGCAATTACTTAGAAAACGCACTTATTAACGGTACTCTGCGTGCTACATCTTACACAGCACCGACAACGGTATATGTTGGTCTGTTTACCTCTGACCCTACGGACGCAGGTTCGGGTGCGGAAGTATCCGGCAACGCATACGCACGACAGTCCGCTACCTTTGCAGCGCCATCAAACGGCGTTAGCTCTACTAGCGCAGATGTTCAATTCCCGCAAGCCACAGGCACATGGGGAACAGTTGGATGGTTTGGCATTTTTGATGCGCTGACTACCGGAAACCTTATGTATCACGGTGCGCTAACCGCAAGCAAGACGATTGAAACAGGTGATGTATTTAAGATTGCTTCTGGCAACCTTACAGTTACTCTCGCTTAAATATGGCTGATATCTGCGGACCATATACGCTAGAACAGCTAGACCTGTTCGGGGGTAATTTAGATACCCTTGCGTTTTCGCTTGATAGTTCTATATGGACTTCCGCAGATACCTGTATTTTTGACGGCGCTGCATCCGCATCCGCAACAGCTACAATTGTAGCAACGGCTCAGCGTACATTAGATGGGTCTGCAAGCGTATCGGCAAGCGCATCGGCAAGTAGCACAGCAATTCGTATTAGAACGTCTACAGCAAGCGTAACAAGCACAGCGACACTTACTGGCTCTGGACAAAGGATATTTACTTCCTCTGGAAACATAACCGCTACAGCGTCTACATCACTTGTAGCGCAGCGTTTACGCTTAGGCTCTGCATCTGTAGTAGCAAATGCAATAGCATCCGGCTCTCCCGTAGCTATATATAGTGCGGCATCATCTGTATCAGGTAATGCAACTACATCTAGTTCTGCAATCCGTGTACGATTAAGTACAGCAAGCATAAGTTGTTCTGCTACCGTTTCAAGCGTGGCAATTAGGTTACGCCCAGGCTCCGCAAGTGTTGCGGGGATAGCAAGCGCAAGCGCATTAGGCGGTGTTCAATACAGCGCAGAAGCTGTATTGTTAGGAACTGCGTCAGTTTACGCATCCCCTCAAGTAAATTGGTTAGCTAACGCAAATGCTTACGCAGTAGCAAGTGTTGCGTGTATCGCTGAACGCTTGGGCGAGAATTGGACAGACGAGACATTTAATGGGAATACTTGGGTAGATGATCCACAAGGCAGCAACACATGGACACCAATTGCACAAGATTCAAATACATGGACAGAATTGCCCGTTAGCTCTAACAATTGGGTTAATACGGCACAAGGGAGTAATACATGGCAGAGAGTAGGATAACTCTAGGCGAATGGCTGCCGGATCAACCTGGCTTAGCTGGCGCTCTTACGGAAGCTAAAAATGTTATCCCTGTTGGTGTCGGATACGCTCCGTTTACTTCAGAAGTTAATTTATCGCAAAATGCTTCTCAAAATATCTTAACCGTGTTTGCAGGTAAATTTGCTGGCGCAACCACATTATTTGGTGCGGGCGCAACAAAGATATTTAAGTTTGATTCTACAGACACCTCAATGGATGATGTGTCTCGGACAGCAAGTGCGTACACAAGTACGGATCGGTGGTCATACACACAGTTTGGTAAGGTAATTATTGCGGCAAACGGTCTAAATGCCCTACAAGGGTGGACACTTAACACATCCACTAACTTTGCTGACTTGTCCGCATCTGCTCCGTCTGCGTCTTTTGTAACAGTTGTGCGAGACTTTGTGGTGGCAGGTAAAACGGCAGCCAATGCTAACCGT